ACGACCCGGCGCTCGCCGCCGACCTCGGTCTGACGCTCGAGGAACCGAAAGACCCGCGCGTGATCGCGCAGTTCGGCATCAAGCCGATCTCGGCGCTGTGGCCCGAGCGCAAGGGCCTCGACTTCCTGGCCGAGGCGAAGCGCATGGACCCGCGCACGTTCAACGCGCTCTACATGGGCCGGCCCACGGCGGAAGACGGCGCCTATTTCAAGAGCGAGTACATCGTCGAGTATGGCCCGGAAGACTTGCCGGCCGACCTGAAGTTCTACGGCGCCTCAGACCACGCGGTCAGCGCCAAGCAGGAGAACGACCCGACTGTGCTCGGCTGCGTCGGTGTCGACGAGAACGACGACATCTGGATCCTGCCCGACCTCGTTTGGGAACGGATGCAGACGGACCGCACCGTCGAGGAACTGCTGGTCCAGTTCAAGCTGCACAAGCCGCAGCTTTGGTGGATGGAATCGGAACTCATCTCCAAGTCGTTCGGCCCGTTCCTGCACAAGCGCATGATCGAGGAGCGGGTCTACGTCACGATCGACCAGGTCATTCCGAGCAAGGACAAGCCGACCCGTGCGCGCGCCATCCAGGGCCGCATGAGCATGCGGAAGGTGCATTTCCCGCGCTTCGCGCCGTGGTTCCAGGACGCGCGGCGGGAACTGCTGCAGTTTCCTTACGGCGCGCATGACGACTTCGTCGACTGGCTCGCGCACATCGGCCAGGGCCTGCTGATGGCCCGCGGCGCGGTGCGTGCGCCGGCGAACGAGAACGAGGCCCCCGTGGGGTCGATCCAGTGGATTCTTCGGTCGGCGAAGAAGCGCGCCGCGGCGGAGCAGCGCGTGGCCGCGAACAGGGGTTGGTGATGGAGTACGAGCAGAGCGAATCGCCCGAAACGGAGAAGCCGGATCCGTCGCAGTCCCGGACGGCCCTGGTCGCCGAGTGGTGCGACAAGATCAAGCGGGCGCGCGAGCACTGGAAGACGGTGTTCGACGCCATGCGCAAGAGCCAGGATTTCGCGATGTACGGCGCCGACAAGGAGTGGCGCGACGGCAAGAACTACACCGTGCCGATCCTGCCGCGCTACATGAACCAGGCCGTCAGCCAGCTTTACGCGAAGAACCCGAAGGCGATCTTCAAGCGCCGGCAGCGCCTCCAGTACCAGCTTTGGGACGGGCGGTCGGACAGCCTGCAGGCGGCGATGGAGATGGCGCAGATGGGCGAGCCGCAGTCGATGGCGCTCATCCAGGAAGTGCTCGCCGTGCGCCAGCAGAACCTCATGCTCGACCGCATGGGCGACACGCTGCGCCTGCTCTACGAATACTACCTCGACGAGCAGGGGCGGAACTACAAGCAGCAGCTTAAGGCGGCCGTTCGCCGGGCGAAGACCTGCAAGGTCGCATGGATCAAGCTCGGCTACCAGCGGCTGATGGAGCCGCGACCGGAAGTGTCCGCGCAGATCGAGGACGTCACGAGCAAGCTGGCCAGTATCGAGGCGGCGCTGCACGAGGTCGCCGAGGGCGAGATGGACGAGCAGAGCGCCGAGATGGAGCGGCTGCGGCTGAACCTTGCGGACCTCGAACGCGACCAGTTCCTGATCGCGCGGGAGGGCCTGGTGCTCGATTTCCCCAAGGCCGACCAGATCCTCGTCGACCCGGAATGCACGCACCTGAAGTCGCTGACCGGCGCGAAATGGATCGCGCACGAGTTCGAGATGACGCCGGAAGCGATCTTCAAGGTGTGGAAGGTCGACGTCTGCGAGGACTTCACGCCGTACGACCGCGGCGGCAAACCCTACGACGCGGCGAAGGACAAGGCCAAGGCCTGCGCGCGCGTCTACGAGGTCCAGGACAAGGAGAACCAGCAGGTTTTCGTCGTCGTCGAGGGGCACAAGGACTTCATCAAGGAGCCGGCGACGCCGGACGTCTACCTGGAGCGCTTCTGGACGCTGTTCCCGCTCGTCTTCAACGAGGTCGAGCATCACGAGGCCATATACCCGCTCTCCGACGTCGAGCAGGCGATGGACATCCAGAACGAGTACAACCGCTCGCGGCAGGCGCTGCGCGAGCACCGGATCGCCGCGCGCCCGTATTGGGTTGAAGGCGTCGGTATGGAAGACGACGAGAAGAAGAAGCTCGCTGATCACGCGGCGCACGCCGTCGTGACGGTTCCGACGCTCGGCACCGGGCGGAAGATCGAGGACATCCTGCAGCGCGGCCCGACGGCACCGATCGACCCCAACCTCTACGAACTCGAAAGTCACTTCGTCGACCTGATGCGGGTCATCGGCTACCAGGAGGCGCAATTGGGCGGCGTGTCCGGCGCGACGGCGACGGAGAGCTCGATCGCGCAGCAGAGCCAGTCGGCCGCGCACAGCGACAACGTCGACGATCTCGACGAAGTGCTCGCCGACCTGGCTCGCTCCGCCGGGCAGGTGCTTCTGCTGAACGTCGAGAAGTCGACCGTCATGGAGATCGTCGGCGAGGGCGCGGTGTGGCCGGAATCGCCCCATGCGCGCGAGGAGGCGGCGAAGGAAATCTACCTCGAGGTCGAAGCGGGAAGCTCCGGCCGGCCGAACAAGGCGGCCGATCTCGCGAACATGGAGCGCGGGATGCCGTACATCATCCAGCTTCCCGGCATCAATCCGGCGCCGATCGGCAAGAAGTACCTCGCCCTGCTGGACATCGACGTCGAGGAGGCTTTCGCCGACGGCATGCCGTCGATCACCGCCATGAACGCCATCATGGCCAAGATGGCGCAGAATGCCGGTGCGCAGCCGACGGGCGATCCGCGTTCCGACCCGAATGGCCAGGGCGACAAGGGGTCGCAGAACGCGCCGAACCCGCAATCCAACGAGCCGGGGCCGCAGCCCGCGTACACGGCGCCGAATGCGGCTTGACTTTATTCCTATCGTGTAGCATTTTGTAGCCCTCTGTAGCAGGAGAGACGTATGACCGACTCGTCATCGGACGCGGTGGAAGCCGCGGTCGACAATGCCCTGGACGTAGCTTCGGAATCGTCCCCCGAGACCAAGGATCAAGGCGTAGTCTCGCTCGATGCGATGGTGAACACCGCGCTCGGCGAGCAGGAGGCGGCGCCGGCCTCTGAAGAACCGGATTCGAAAGAATCTGCTTCGGACACGTCCGAGGGTGACGAAATCTCCGACGAGGAGAAGCGGCATTTCTCGGAACGCGCGCAACGCCGCTTTCGCGAGTTGGTGGAGCAGCGCAGGTCGGTCGAGGGCGAGCGCGACCAGGTCCGCCAGGAACTGGAGACGATCAAGCCCAAAGCGGACCGGATGGATCAGTTGCTCGGGTACATGGAGGCCAACAAGGTCGCCCCCGATCACCTGGACAACGCCCTCGGGCTCGTCGCCATGATCAATGGCGGCAAGTACGACCAGGCGCTTCCGGTCCTCGAGAGCCTGGTCGAACAGGTTCGCAAGGCCGCCGGCCACGTTCTCCCCCCGGACCTGCAGCAGCAGGTCAGTCTCGGCTACATCACCGAGGCCCACGCGAAGGAACTGCACCGGGCGAAGCTGACGGTCCAGCGGACCGAACAGCAGACGGCGCAGGAGCGGGAGAGGGCCGCGCACGAGCGCCAGCAGCGCGAAGTGCAAGGCACCGTCCATCTCGCGACGACGACCGCGGATACGTGGAGCAAGGAGCAGGCCACTTCGGATCCAGACTGGAACCTGAAGCGTGACCTTGTCACCGAGCGAGTGGAAAACCTCATCGGCAAGCGTGTTCGCGAGCAGGGACCGGCAGGATACCCCCGGACCGCACAGGAAGTCCGCGACCTGCTGGATGCCGCGAAGAAGGACGTCGAGCAGACCATCAAACGGTTCCGCCCGGCGCCCAGGCCGATTGATCCGCCCGTGAATGGCAACAACGCTTCGCCGCGCTCGAAGACCGCGCCGGCGTCGCTGATGGAAGCAGTGAACGCCGTTCTCGGGTGAGCGCGTAGCCCAAGAGGGTTACGACAATGCCTTTCACCGCCCAGGAACTCGAGAACGTCGGCGCCGCCGTCCTCGACTACCACATGAACACGCCGAAGGTCGTGGCGCAGACGCTCCAGGACCGCCCGCTGCTCCAGGCCATGGAGTCGGCCGCGAAGGAATTCCCCGGAGGCAAGGACGACCTCACCGTCCGCGTCAAGGGCGCCTACACGACCACGGTCCAGGGCTTCGAGCACGACGACACCGTCACGTACGGCAACCCGGCGAACCTGAAGACCGCGACCTATCCGTGGAAGCTGCTCCATTGGGGCATCTCCTTCACGATGCACGAGCTCCTGAAGGCCGGCATCTCGATCTCCGACTCGACGAACGGCAAGGGCGAGACCCGCCATTCCGAGAACGAGAAGATCGTGCTCGTCGACCTCCTGAAGGACAAGGTCGACGACATGATGGAGGGCTCCGCCCGCGACCTGAACGAGATGTTCTGGCGCGACGGCACGCAGGACGCCAAGGAAGTCCCAGGCCTGCGTTCGTTCATCCTGAACGACCCGACCTCGGCGACCGTGGTGGCCGGCATCGACCAGTCGGCGAACACCTGGTGGCGCAATCGCGCGTCGCTCGGCATCACCGCGACCACGCCGTCCGACCAGAACGTCGTGACCAAGCTGCAGCAGGAGTGGCGCCAGCTTCGCCGCTACGGCGGCCGTCCGAACCTCGTGCTCTGCGGGTCCGACTTCATCGACGCGATGGAGAAGGAACTGCGCTCGAAGGGCAACTACACGATGGAGGGCTGGAACAGCAAAGGCAGGACCGACGCCGGCATCGCCGACATCTCGTTCAAGGGTACGTCGTTCACCTACGACCCGACGCTCGACGATCTGTCGCTGGCCAAGTACTGCTACGTGCTCGACACCCGGCACATCTACCCGAAGGTCGTCCAGGGCGAGAACAAGAAGAACCACAACCCGGCGCGCCCGGAGAACAAGTACGTGTTCTACCGCGCGCAGACCTGGGTCGGCGGTCTCGTCTGCGACCAGCGCAACTGCCACGGCGTCTATTCGATCGCCTGATGAATCCTCGCCGGCCCTTCGGGGCCGGCATTCTCAATTCGTTCAAGGAACACGGCCATGGCCAATTTCGACCTCATCGAACTCGTTCCGTCCGCGGCGGTTGCCACCGACGACACGATGACTTTCACCTACCCGAGCGGCAACGCTTCCCGCTACGCCAAGTCCGGCGAGAAGCTGATCGTCTCCGGGCTCAACAATGTGCTCGACCAGGCAGCGGACACCTTCACGCTGGCCTACGGCGCTTCGTCCGTCGTCGTCACATACAAGGACGCCACCAGCATCCCGGCAGGGACCAAGGTGACGCTGCAGGCGCCGCTGGCGGAGACCGTCGGCGTGTCGATCATGCCGTTCTTCGTCAATCTGGCCGAAGTTACCGGCAACGCTGACATTCTGACCGGCTACGTGCCTGGCTTCCGCGGCAAGGTGCTGTCCGTCGACTTCGCCGTCTGCAAGGCGGTGACGACCGGGTCCAAGCGCGCCGATTTCAATCTCGAGATCGGCACGACCAACCTGACCGGCGGCGTCGTCTCCGTGACCTCGGCCGCAGCGACGCCCGCCGGCGTCGTCGTCGCCGGTACAGCCGTCACTGGCGCCAACACGTTCAGCGCGACCGACGCGCTGTCGATCGAGGCCGCGAACGTCACGGCGCACGCCGAGGGCTCCGGCTGGCTGCTCGTCAAGGTGCAGAACCTCGACACGCTCGACGCCATCAATGCGAAGTAGCGTTCGGTAGCCGTCTGTATCGACACGGGCGGCGACATCGTGTAATAGTGAAGGGGCCGGTTCGCCGGCCCTTTCGTCGTTCCAACCAGGAAAGCAGCATGCAACAGCTTTACAACTGCACCGTACGCCTCAACGGTTCGATGAAGAACGAGGTTCGCATGGCGGACGTCACGGCGTCCGAGATCAAGGTGCTGAAGCTCATCCACAACGGCCCGGAGACCGGCGTCGAGGTCGTCTACAACATCACCCGCGCCGGCACCGTCGATCGCGATGACGACGAGGAGCGCCAGCGCCTCGAGGAGACCTACGGCCGCGCCCTGGCCAAGATCGAGCACGTCAAGACCCTGGCGCAGGTGCTCGGCCACGAGACCGTTCCACTGCCGCAGACGATCCGCGGCGTCGACACGCTGCCCCCGCCGAAGACCGGCAAGCGCGCGGCGCCCCGGCCGCCGGCCCCCGAGCCGGATCCGGAACCGATCGGCGAAGCCGAGTTCGCGTAAAGGCACACCATGGCGCGCGGCGACACCCTCCAGCAACTGGTTTCGGACCTCCGCGAGGAGCTCCGCCGCGCCAACACCCCGAGCGCCGGCCCAACCGACACGGCCACGCTCCGCAGGACGATCAACCACGTCTACGCCCTGCTGCACGCCAGCTTCGACTGGCCGCACCTGCACACGTACTTCGACCGGATAACGCTGAACGCCGGCCAGCGGTTCTACGACCTGCCGACCGGGCTCGACTACGAGCGCATCACCGACGCGGCGGTGTGGGTGAACGGCACGCCGGAGCCGATCGCGCGGGGCATCGGCTTCCCCGAATATTCGTCCTATGACCCGGCGGCCGACGAGCGATCGTCGCCGGCGCTGAAATGGGACATCCGGTTCACCGGCACCCGCGAGCAGATCGAAATATGGCCGCTTCCCGACAGCAGCACGCAGTCGGTGCAGTTCGCCGGCTATTGGGCGGCGGATCGGCTGGTCGACGACAACGACATCTGTCGCCTCGATGGCGAGATCGTTGTGCTCTACGCCGCGGCGGAACTCCTGCCGAAGGACAGCGCCGACAAGACGGCGAAGCTGCAAGTGGCCCAGGAACTGCTGCGGCTGCGCCGCGTGCGCGCGTCGTCGAAGACGGAAGTTCGGCTCGGGCTCGACGGCGACGGCGGCAAGTCGCGCGCGTCGCAGGCCGTCGTCCGCGTGAGGTAGGCGATGGCCTACACCGCGATCTCTGATTTCCGCTTCGGGATGGATCGAAGGCGCCCGCAGC